GTCTACGCGAGTGGAAACATAATACGTTGATACAATTTGGAAAAAACGAAAGTTTTAGTAGCAAGAGAGAGAAATCTCAATGGCTATAAATACCAAGAAGCCCGTCGCTAGACGGGCGAACAATATGCTAACCCGAACGAATAAGCGGGTGACCGATGCCATGGCACCGGTCAAAAAGATATTCAATGAGGTCTTGACGGGTCGCGGAATCGTCAGAGCTTTTTTGGCTCTGTTGATGTTCATGCGATTCCTCTCCATAAAACCGCCTAAACATATGACAGAACGGTGGAAGAAAGTGAAGAAGAGTGAGGGCCTCAAAATCCTAAAAGGATTTAAATCGGACATTGGAACGAAACTAAACCAACTGAACAAGAGGGTGAGCAAAAGACGCGGATCAGCTAGCCTAATGCCATTGATGTGGGGTGTCGCTTCAGCAGTGACGTTTACCACATTTGCAGGATTCCCACTGATGACAGTTGAACCTTCTGACATAGGAAAAGCCATAGCCGTACCGACACCGTCAGGTAACGTGACCTGTTACGTGCAAGCCAATACGGTTGGAGAGATGTGTGACCACAGTGTCACGTATCTATGCCCAAAGGTTGACGTGGAAAGAGAAGACGTGGACTGCTGGTGTCATGGAGGAGAAGCTTATGTTAGGTATGGAAAGTGCCGACGGGGAAAGAACCGAGCGCAACGTTCAAGAAGATCAGTGGGCATATCAGCCCACGGTAGCGGTGGTTTGGCTCATAAGAAAACAAGATGGATGTCAGTGGATGCCTCAATGGAACACTTCCAGAGAACTGAACGATGGGTTTTGAGAAACCCTGGATACGCTCTGATCGCAGGACTAATGGGATGGATGTTGGGTAGCAATCGCACTCAAAAGGTCATGTTCATTATCCTACTGCTGCTTGTCATTCCAGCGTATTCGATGAAATGCATAGGCGTGCAAAACCGTGACTTCATTACTGGAGTTAAAGGAACCACATGGGTTGATGTAGCCCTTGAAGCAGGTGGTTGTGTGACAATCACAGCCCAAGACAAGCCTACTATGGATATCATATTCACCCAATCCGTTGCCAAAAAACCAGCCCATGTCAGAAAAGTGTGTCTGGAAGCCAGCATAACGGAAATATCACACGTGGCGACCTGTCCAACTAATGGAGACGCTCACAACCCCAAAGCCAAAGACACTCTGTTCATGTGCAAGCGAGAATTGACCGACAGAGGATGGGGAAGCGGCTGTGCATTTTTTGCAAAAGGTAGTTTGGAAAGTTGCTGCAAGTTTGCTTGCAAAAAGAGCTACGACGCGAGCGTGATTACCAGAGAAAACATTGAGCATGCTCTCGAGGTGCACATACACACTGGAAAGGAATTGTACCATCATGGAAATGACTCACAGTTCGCGAAAGCCAAGACAGGGGCAGTTGTCAACTTTTCACCCAAAGCTTCCGAACAAACAGTTGATCTAGGAGACTATGGAACACTTGGACTAGTGTGTCGCGCAGAAGGTGGTGTGGAATATGAGACATCATATGTGTTTGGTAGGAAAGACAACAACAAGTACGCAAATGGGTGGCTGGCCAACCGAATGTGGGTTGATGATCTCCCATTGCCATGGACATCAGCCACTTCTGACCTTTGGCACAACAGAGAAGCACTCGTGGACTTTGGTGAGACTCATGCAGTGGAACGTTCAGTAGTGGTGCTAGGAGACCAAGAAGGCATGCTTATGAAAGCACTGGCCGGAGCCACCACACTGGACTTCTTTGAAGAAGCAGACACCGTGGGGGTGATCGCTGGTCATCTGACATGCCGCATCAAAGTGGAAAATCTGAAAATCAAAGGCGCCACCTACCCGGTATGCCCAAACACGGTTGTTCTTACCAAGGAACCTGTTGACACAGGCCACTCAACCGTGGTTGTGGAAGTGAAACTATCAACTTTCACCATGGCCTGCCGCCTGGCCGTAACTTTCACAGACGCGGCTGGAACCAAGATCACCGGAAGATTGATAACTGTCAATCCCATAATCACGGCTGCTGACGAGAAGGTCACGATAGAGATGGAGCCACCCTTTGGCGAATCCTTCATCGAAATTGGAGTGACAGCAGATTCAGTGAAGCATCACTGGAATCGGAAGGGTAGCTCAATAGGAGATGCATTCTACGCAACCTACAGAGGCGCCAGGAGGATGGCTGTCCTCGGGGATGCTGCCTGGGACTTCAACAGTATCGGCGGAGCTTTCAACTCCATTGGAAAAGGCGTTCACGCCATGTTTGGGAAAGTCTTCACAGTCCTATTCGGTGGGCTTAGCTGGATCTCGCAAATGGCCATCGGTGCATTGCTCATATGGTTGGGCGTTGGTGCTCGCAACAAGAGCATAGCAATAGGGATGATGGCTGTTGGCTCAATGCTCATATTCCTCTCCACTTCTGTTTCGGCAGAACTCGGATGTTCTGTGGACATTTTGAGACGGGAGATGAAATGTGGACAGGGAGTATTCATCCACAACGATGTGAACACCTATCTAGAGAAGTACCGCTACTTGCCTTCAGGACCCAAAGACTTGACCGGCTCAGTGTGGGCGGCTTATCAGAGTGGCTTGTGTGGACTGAGATCCACAACTCGTCATGAACACCTTATGTGGAAACGCCTGGCCCCCGAGATCAACGCCATTCTGGAAGAAAACCAGCACAACTTGACAGTCAAAGTTCATAACTCGAATAACACCTTTATCCAAGGGAGAGACAGGTTGTCACGCGGAGAACCCATGGCCTACGGATGGAAGCAGTGGGGAAAAACCCGTCTGTTTGACACTCCTGAGACACCCAATGTGTTCCACATTGATGGAGGATGCACGTACGAGAACACCGCATGGAACGTTTTTGAGATAGAAGACTTCGGTGTAGGCGTGTACTACACCAATGTGTGGCTTCAACTGAACCAAAAGCAGAACACCGAATGCGATACGGCTCTTACAGGGGCTGTGGCAAAAGGAGACATCGCGGTCCACGCTGACCAAGGCATGTGGATGGAGGCTCATAAGAACAACGAGTCAAAATGGAACCTTGAAAAACTCGAATTGGCAGAAATAAAGTCATGTGTATGGCCCCAGTCTCACACGCTTTGGAACGGAGGGGTTACTGAATCGACAATGATCCTTCCTCCATCACTGGCAGGACCACGTTCATGGCATAACATGAGAAGCGGCTATCAGATCCAAACTAGCGGACCTTGGTACAGGGCGCCCGTGAGCATGAAATTGGCGGCCTGCCCCGGCACCTCAGTGGTCATAGATAGGAACTGCACATACAGGAAAGCATCAGCGCGATCAACCAACAACGTAGGTCAAGTGATACCGGAGTGGTGTTGCAGGGCATGCACTATGCCACCCATGAGTTTCATCAACGAGGATGGTTGTTGGTACGCTATGGAAATCCAGCCGGTTCGAGCTCATGAGAACACAATAGTACGCTCATGGGTATCAGCTGGAGAACCTATGGTATGTGATTCATTGTCGCTGGGTGTACTTGCCATGACCATGATGTTCCACAGAATGCTGCGAAGACGTTGGTCTACAGGAACGTTAGTGGGTTCATCGGTCATCTTGATGGCAGTCATGATAACTGGTCAAATCACCTATCGTGATATGGCCAGGTTCGTCATCTTGGTTGGCGCTACATTCGCTGAAATGAACAGCGGGGGTGATATCATGCATCTGGCGCTGATAGCTACGTTCAAGATCCAACCACTGTTTCTTGTGGCTTACGTCATTCGTGACAGATGGTCTCCGAACGAGAGCTTGATGTTGGCAGCAGCTGCAGCCATGTTTCAATTGGTTGCGGTTGGCATACCTGCTCTGGAAACTGACACGTTTGCAAACATGTTGCAGGCCATTGGCCTAGCAATACTGACGATGAAAGCTCTGGCACGGCCTAGCACCTCTACAGTGAGCATACCTTTGCTGGCGTTGCTGTCACCATTCGGCACCTGGACTGTCCTAGGGGCATTCAGGTTCTTCATTGGGACTATGGTGGTAACCGGGCTACTGAGTGACAAAAAACGAACGTCAGAGCGGAAGAATGAGGACGTCTTTTCCTTCGGAGTCTTGACCCATCATTTTTTAGGGGTTAGCCCGTGGCTGATGATAGCCGCGGGTTATTGGACAGGACGTACCACGAAGACCACGAAACGATCGGTGCCACAATCAGAAGTTATGGCGATAGTCGGAGTCCTCTTTGCCACGCTTGGTGCTTTGACAGCCCCAGGTGACATGCAGTTCGCAGTGCCGGCCATAGCCGGAGCTGTTCTCCTGCTGGCAGTGACCATCAATGGAAAAGGAGTTGACCTCGAGATCATCCGCCAAGCTCCRGTTACATGGAATCCTGAGGCAGAAATCACAGGAGCAGCTGTACGAGCAGATGTGACCAGAAATGAGAACGGAGACTTTGAGCTGGTGCAGACCGTGGGCAACACAGTAGAACGCACACTGACGATGATCGCGCTGCTGGTGCTAACAGGCTTCGTACCATACCTCGGAATAGTAGCCTGGGTGTTATGGTGGTTCTATGAGGAAAACAGGAAGAGATCTAACGATACGCCCATCGTTGGACCCTTCTGGGACGTGCCAGAAGCCACGGCTTGGGAAAGAGCTGAACGAACTGACGGCGTATACCGGATTATGAAGCATGGGTGGTTCGGAAAACAACAGGCTGGAGTGGGGGTCATGCAAGAAGGTGTCTTTCACACCATGTGGCATGTCACGCAAGGAGCCGCACTCAGACTTGAAAGAGACCGCCTGGACGTCCACTGGGCCAGCGTTGAATCAGACCTCATATCATACGGGGGTGGATGGAAACTAAAAACCACCTGGGACGGAGAGTCAGAAGTACAACTATTAGCAGTTGCGCCCAACAGAAAGGAGGCTGTGAATGTTCAGACCAGACCTGGAAAACTGAAGACCATAGACGGCGAAATCGGAGCCATTGCACTGGATTACCCAACCGGAACCTCTGGATCTCCTATCCTCAACTCATCAGGGGCCGTTATAGGACTCTATGGGAACGGGATTAAGATCAGTGGATCGTATGTGAGTGCAATCTCACAGGCAAATCCAAAAGATTGCGACGACGCAGTGGCAGAGGTCAACAGGTCAATTACGTTTAAAGGCAAGATTACCATGCTGAACATGCACCCAGGATCTGGAAAAACAAGGAACGCCATACCGAAGATCTTGGATCTAGCTCTAGCTGACAACATAAGGACACTTGTGCTTGCCCCAACTAGGGTGGTAGCAGTAGAGATAGCTAACGCCCTAAAGAATTACAATGTGCGGTACAAGACATCAGCGGTAAACAAGCAGCACACAGGGAAGGAGCTCATTGACGTGATGTGTCATGCAACCTACACTAGCCAATGCTTAAAACCCGGACCCGAGATAAATTATGGGCTATTCATAATGGATGAAGCTCATTTCACGGACCCAGCTAGCATCGCAGCCAGGGGAATCATCACATCAMGAGCGCGCGTGGGAGACGCCGCCGTCGTGCTAATGACAGCCACTCCCCCAGGAGAAACAGAAGCTTTTGCACAATCGAACGCTCCAATTGAAGACAAGGAGACGATGATACCGTCGGCCGCATGGAACACAGGCTATGAGTGGATCACTGACTACGATAAGAAGACGGTGTGGTTTGTCCCCTCAATACGAAAGGGCTTTGAAATAGCGAACTGCCTAATGAAAGCGAAAAAACGGGTGTTGGTGCTGAATCGTAGAACATTCAACGAGAACTACAACAAAGCCAGACATGGTGAATGGGATTTCATTGTGACCACGGACATTTCAGAGATGGGTGCTAACTTTCACGCGGATCGAGTTATTGATACTCGTGATTGTTACAAGCCCATCATCAGGAATGAAGAAGGAATGGAACGGGTGGTGCTGGAAGGTCCTATCCCCATAACAACAGCTAGTGCTGCTCAGCGCCGTGGTAGAGTGGGAAGAAATCCTGAGCAAATTACGGACCAGTATATCTACTGCGGAACTCCAAATGATGACGACGCCCACCATGTGCACTGGCTTGAAGCACGAATGCTTCTAGACAATATACGCCTGAGAGATAGACTAGTGGCCCAGTTGTATGAACCTGAACAGGGGAAAGTAGCTGAGACATCATCTACCTTCAGACTCAGGGATGATCAACGGAAGACGTTCGTGGACTTAATGCACAGAGGTGAACTACCCATCTGGCTTGCCTACCAGGTCGCCAAAGAGAATATCACGTACGGTGACAGGGCCTGGTGTTTCGATGGAGTGAAAGAGAACAGACTGACGGAAATGGAAGGGCAGGAAGCTCTAGTGACAACGACAACGGGAGCCGTGAAAAAACTGTGCCCAAGGTGGAGCGACGCCAGAGTCCATTCAGACTCAGCTGCTCTGGACTCGTTCAAAGCGTTCGCTGGTGGAAAGCGCAGTGCTGTGGACCTGTGGAGTGTTATAGCACAATTGCCTGCACACATGAACCAACGATGGCAAGACGCGATAGATCAATTGACTGTACTGGGGACATCAGTCCCTGAATCTCGCGCGTACAGGGAGGCTTTGTCAATGTTGCCTGAAGCTCTGGAATCCATCATTCTGGTGGTGGGTGCTTCCATGTTGACCATGGGGGTTTTCTGGTGGATGATGAAAGGAAAAGGAATCAGTAAGATGACTTTGGGACTGTTCACCATGATTGCCGTCACATGGCTGCTTCGTGAGTCTGCAGTTTCACCCGTTCGTATAGCTGGCACACTCATAGTCATGTTTGTGCTGCTGGTGGTGCTCATTCCCGACGAAGGCAAGCAGAGGTCAATGGTTGACAATGAGATAACAAAGATCATTCTCCTTGTTCTCATCCTGGTCGGAGCTGTTGCAGCAAACGAGTACGGAATGCTGGAAACAACGAAATCTGACTTTGCGCGCTTCTTTCCAAAATCCACGGTGGAAACATCAAAGATGGCATTGGACTGGTTCAAGCTCCCCGACATAAAACCCGGAACGGCGTGGTCATTGTACGCAGTAATCACGACTTTCATCACTCCAGGACTTCAGTTTTTTACTCACAGCTATTACAACGCAGTGTCCCTGGCTGCCATGACCCCAACAGCGTCACTCCTAATGAGTGTGGCAAACGGTTGGCCATTAGTCACCGCCAACACAAACGTGTGGATGATGCTGATGGGTGCGTGGTCACACATTGACCAATGGGCGTTGCTGGGGGCTGCGGGAATGATAGTGGTACATTATGCGCTACTACTTCCTGGGATCATTGCATCATCATCCAGAGCAGCTCAACAGAGAACCGCCGTGGGCATCATGAAAAACACAATGGTGGATGGAAACCCGATGGTTGACATAGAACCTGCCCCTCAGGTTGGAGCCAAGTATGAACGGAAGATTGGGATGATCATGCTTGCACTAGGAGCGGCTTTCTCATGTCTGATAACACGCTCGTTGCCATCACTGTGTGAGGCTGGAGTTCTACTGTCAGCAGCTCTTGCGACCTTACTGGAAGGCGCTGCTCACAAGATTTGGAACACATCCACAGCTGTGTGCCTGTCGCACGTCATGAGGGGAGGTTGGATAGGGGCAGTGGTGCTGGTCTACAATATGATGAAGAACACCAACGTCGTGACACGAAAGGGCACAGCTGGTGGACGAACCCTGGGAATCATGTGGAAGCAACGATTGAACACATTGCGGAAACTGGACTTTGAGGCCTACAAAAAACGTGGTATCTGGGAGGTTGATCGGACGCAAGCCATTGAAGCCTTGTCTCGGAAAGACGACAGTACAGGATGGTCTGTTTCTCGTGGAACAGCCAAGCTAAACTGGATACTGGAAAGAAGTTACCTACGTCCTCACGGGCACGTCGTGGACCTGGGCTGCGGAAGAGGTGGCTGGAGCTATCTTGTTGCAGGAGAACGGAAAGTGAGAAGTGTGCAAGCCTACACGAAAGGAGGCTTTGGACATGAAGAGCCAAAAATGGTAAAAAATTACGGCTGGAACCTCATCAATTTCAAATCGAACACCAATGTTATGTGGCTTGAAACTAAGCCATGTGATACTCTGATGTGTGACATTGGGGAGTCGTCATCTGACCCACACATAGAGGAAGAGAGAACTCTAAAGGTAGTGGAGATGTTTGAACGATGGTTGAAGGAACAACGACCTGATCAATTCGTGTGCAAGATTCTATGTCCGTACGGCCCACGCATTATGGAGAAACTAGACAAGTGCCAGAAGATATATGGAGGTGGACTTGTGAGAGTCCCTTTTTCCAGGAACAGCACACATGAGATGTACTGGGTTTCGGAAGCAAAGGGCAATGTTCATTCCGCCATCAATGCCCTGAGTGCATCTTTGATGAGAAGGTTTGATCATCACGAACGGACTCACATGAAAGATGATGTGATCATGAACACCGGCACTAGGCGCACCGAAGGACAAGCTAAAACCCCAGACATGAAGGTGCTTGGACCCAGGTTGGAAAAATTAAAAAATGAGTATGCATCCTGGACATTTGACGAAGAGCATCCCTACAGAACCTGGAGTTACCATGGGAGTTATGAGACCAAAACATCTGGCAGCGCCTCTTCAATGGTGAATGGAGTAGTGAAACTGTTATCCACACCATGGAATTACATCTCAGAAGTGGTCAATGTCAGTATGACAGACACAACACCCTTTGGTCAACAGCGCGTCTTCAAGGATAAGGTTGACACCATGCCAAAAGAACCATCAGGAGGCACCAAGGACATCATGGACATCGTTTCCAGATGGTTGTGGGCATACTTGGCTCGCAACAAAAAACCCCGCATTTGCACAAAAGAAGAGTTCATCGCCAAGGTGAATAGCCATGCAGCAATAGGAGCCGTCTTCAAGGACGAAGCTCAGTGGAGCAGCGCCAAGGAAGCAGTGAAGGACCCTAAGTTCTGGGAACTCGTGGATGAAGAACGTGAAAACCACCTAAAAGGCACGTGCTTGACTTGCGTCTACAACATGATGGGAAAACGCGAAAAGAAACACACTGAGTTTGGAGAGGCAAAGGGAAGCCGTGCCATTTGGTTTATGTGGCTTGGAGCGAGGTTCCTGGAGTTCGAAGCCCTAGGATTCTTGAACGAAGATCACTGGTTGGAGCGTGAAAACTCAAGTGCTGGAGTGGAAGGAATGGGAGTGCACAAGCTGGGGTATGTCATGCGAGACATCGCGAAAAAACCAGGTGGAAAAATATACACCGATGACACAGCTGGATGGGACACAAGAGTTACCGAATGGGACATACGTAATGAGGAACTGGTCTGTGAGTATATGGACGAGCACCACAGAAAACTGGCGGAGGCAATGTTCAAGTATGCTTACAAACACAAGTTAGTCCGAGTCATGAGACCAGGAAAAAGAGGCATTACATGGATGGACCTTATCTCATGCACCGCACAACGAGGCAGTGGCTCAGTAATCACGTACGCTTGCAACACAGAAACGAACATGGTCGTGCTGTTAGTTAGAATGCTAGAGTCAGAAGGCATAATAACAGCTGAGGACTTGTTGTTTTTACGTCCATTCGTCAGGCTACTTATTATTAACTGGCTCAAAGAACACGGTGTGGACGCACTCGAACGCATGGCCGTGAGTGGTGATGATTCAGCGGTGAAACCAAAGGATGATCGATACGCGAAATCCCTCATCTTCCTCAATGACATGTCAAAAATCAGGAAGGACATGCCAGAGTGGGCACCCAGCATAGGATGGAACAACTGGGAGGAAGCCCCATTCTGTTCTCACCATTTCCACACTCTCATTATGAAGGATGGTAGAGAAATTGTGGTTCCTTGTAGGGCACAACACGAACTGATAGGACGAGCAAGAGTCTCTCCAGGGGCTGGATGGACAGTCAAAGAGACGGCCGGCCTAGCAAAGGCCTATGCACAGATGTGGACTCTAATGTACTTCCATCGCAGGGACCTTAGGCTTATGGCCAACGCCATATGCTCTGCTGTCCCAGTAAACTGGGTCCCAACCGGAAGAACAACATGGTCATTGCATGGGAAAGGTGAGTGGATGACMACGGARGACATGCTTGACGTCTGGAACAGAGTGTGGATCACGGAGAATGAACACGTCACGGACAAGACAAAGGTTACCTCATGGAACGATGTGCCTTACCTCAGAAAGAGGCACGACATGCATTGCGGAAGCCTTATTGGGCACACAATGCGCGCCACCTGGGCTGCCAATATCCAGGTTGCAGTTAGGCAAGTAAGAGCCGTTATAGGCTCAGAGAAGTATAAGGACTACCTAGGGTCCATGCTACGGTACGGAGGCTCAGAGAGTGAGGAGCTTTGTGGCGTTTCATGGTAGAGACAGAACGGTCCCACTAGACAATAAGTAAGATTAAGTTAGGATTTAAACCATTAGAATACGAAGTCAGGCCCTAACGGCCACTCTTAAGATGCTAAAGAGTGCTGTCTGTAAGTATCCGCTGGTGTGTAAGCGATATCCAACATCCCCATGGCGGCAAAGCCCCCGGTCTTCTACGGGGCCCCTGGCCTACCGGAAGGACGAGGAAACACGCATGTAAATATTAGATTTAAGGAATAACTCCCGGAGATAGCGAACCGGATACAGAGAAGCAGGTTAAGAGCCGGCAAAAGCCCATCGCACTGAAGCTATAAGGTGCGGGAAGGACTAGAGGTTAGAGGAGACCC